GTAGAATTCCGTTCTGAATCATGTTACGTGACATTGACACGATGGTTATAACAGGGTTTTCATGGATGTAAGCTTGAAATTTGTACCTGTGTTGTCGCCTTTCTAAGGATAAAGAAATGAACAAAGCCAAGCTGGTATTGCAGGATGAGTCATAATAACCTTATGACTCTATTCATGGTCATCACCAATAAATTGGATCATGAAATGCCTGCGAGGAGAAATAGAATAGAAACCGATCAAAAACTCTATTCGGCCCTGTGCAGTGGCCAACAAACCTGCACACTGGTCACCTTAACCACACTAGAAGAAATGGGGGGTGAGCACCCACATGCGCTTGGGCATGTCGGTGCTAGTTTTGGCGGAAGTTGTATCTTGCCACCATCTGGTACATTTAGTGGTCGTAAATACTTGATTGTTTGCCCCCGAGCGTCGTTTGTTGACGCTGTGCGGGGGCGCAACGCCTTAGTTTGTAGGGACTTAAAGTTCCAGAGGCACAAGTTTGTTAAATCGTTAGTCATTTTACACAATGACGAACGTCCCATATATCGAATTGTCTACGTTAGGTGTAGTCCGAGATTTGTGTGGGGGTGGAGTTACCGTGTTAACGTTTTTCATAGTTTAGTCATCAAGTTCGGAATTCGTAGTGAATTCTTCGATCTATTCGTTGTTATGCGCTTGTTTTTGTATGTCAATCTAGGGTCTGTATTGCCACTAGAGTTGATTGAGTGCATTTTATCGTATTTAGTAACTGTTAAGCGGTCGCATTGCGAGTCGCCTGATGGTGCGTACTATTATGATAATAAGCCGACAGAACACGTCCCGCGCTACTTTAGGTTGTTTTCAAGTTTGAGTGGAAACAACGGTGAATGGACGAATGGTGATGACATGGCTCGAAAAACGAAGGCTAAGGGTATTGAACATCAAGAGAAAGTTAGGGCTAGGAAGGAGGCATCTAACAAACTTTTACATTCAGTAAATCCTGGCATTGGTAACCGCAAAGGGGTGAAGTTTGGTCCCGGAAACGTTTCGGCTGGTGATCCGACACTGGTTTCAAAACTTAAAGATTCTGCTTGTCCAGAGGACAGTGGGACTTTGAACCCGTTACATTATAAGCATGCGTTGAGTGATGCAGCTATGGCCATTGATAATAGTAACAAAAATAGTATTAAAAGTGTAGTTTTAACCATCGGTTCTGTGGCCGGTGATGACTCCAGTGGTGTCTGTTCACCACTGCATAGTGATTGTGGAGCGTCGATAGAGGCCCCAGTTGCTAAGCCAAACGGGAGTGTTAAAATCAAAAAGATCAGTGAGGGTAGTATGCAATTGCATTGTCGAGATTGTGAATGTGAATTTGAGTACACGTTGAAC